GCAATAGCGAGTGGTCTCATTTGCTCGTCCTCGGTGGCGGCGGGTGCAGCGTGGCTTTGGCCTGCGCGAGCTTGTGGAGGACTGTCGCCTCGTTGACATCGGCGGCGGTATGGGTTTGGCGGACGTCGGCCAGGTGCTGCTGCAGCATCATTTCGGGGGTGGGCTGCGGCGGTCCTACGGTGCCGGGTGCGGACGGCGCATCAGGCGCCACATAGGGCTGGCCGTAGGGTGGCGCGCTGAAGTCGCTGTGCATCTGGTGCATGCCATGCACGGCGTTGACCTGGCGCTCCTTGGCCAATGCCATATCGGCGGCGGCCTTGGCCTGCTTGCTCTGGATGTCTGCCTGGGCGTGTGCCTGTGCGGCTGCCCCCGCCTGTTGTTGCACCTGGGCCTGCTGCTGCTGGTGCTCCTGCATGCGCTTGAGCAGCTGGTCCTTGTCCTTGAGCGAGGACGCCGCAATGAGCACGTCGCCGGGGATGAGCCCTGGTTGCATGCTCGCCAGCTGCACCAGCGTTTGGAACTCCTCGCTCTGCTGGGTCGGCGTGCTCGGCCCTTCCTCGACCGTGATGTCGACGTCGAGGTCGGTGATCTGATTGTCGATGCCGATCACCTGCTGTAACCGCGGATCGCCGGGCATCAGCTGCATGCGCTGCATCACCATGGCGCGCTGCTGATCCGGCATCTTGGCCAGCTGGTCCTGCACCGTGATGGGCATGTTAATGCCGACCCAGCGTGTTGCACCGAGGTCATCGGTGACGCGGACGAACTTGCCGGCGCCCCAGTATTCCCGCGCCGCCATCCAGGCGACCTCGTAGACGCGCCTGCTCCACATCCTCAGCGAGTCCGCCAGCGGCTCGTTCTGGACAGCGCCACCAGCCTGCTGTGCCAGGATCGCGCGCCCGCTGAGTTCCCGGCTGTCGGTGCCGCTCATGGCCGCGTTGGGGCCACTCAATTGCATCTCATTCGTAGCGTGGGTCAATAAGTTGAACTGGCCCTGCGCCAAGTCCCCGCCCGGCTCGATCTCAAAGCGCATCCCCGGCGTGACCTCGACGTAGCCGTCCGGCCGCGCCACCTCCCGCCGCGCCTTGTCCACGTCCTTGACCGCGCCCTGCTCGGCAATGACCTGACGGACGGACAGCAGATGCAGCGCCTTGCTGCGCCGCTTGTTGATCTCGTCCTGCAGCGAGATCAGCCCGCGCACCATGCCGTAGCGGCGGTTTTCGCGATCGATGTAGGCGCTTTGCAGGATCAACCCGCAGGTGCTCTTGCCACGACGATCCTTGAACGGCGACGGCTGAATATCCGTCAGCATACCGTGCTTGCTGAACGTCGCCGTCCACCACGTTCCGCGTTCGCTCCAGTGGCATTGCGCAATGCGCACGCGCTGCCGCCGGTTGTCGGTCCACAGCACGTTGTCCGGCCGGTCGTTGTAGGCCCAGTCGACGGTGCTGCTGAACGTGGTCTCTATGACGTCGGTAGCGTTCGGATACAGATCCTCGAGCTGGTCACGGTCCATCCAGATGACGAGGCCGCAATAGCGCGCATCGGCGAAGTCATAGCTACGGCTGTGTGGGTCATACCAGATGCGATCCCACGGGACTGTGGTGAAGATGACATCGGCGCCGCCCTTGCCATCGTCCTCCAGGCCGAGTTCCACGCCGCCGGCACCCTCGACCAGAATGTGCTCGAACACCTGGGAGCGGATGACGTCGAAGTTGTTGAAGTCGGAGATGTAGCGCAGCGCCTGCGTCGCCGCATCGGCGCGCTGGTCCTCGTTCGGGGTCCTCGGAAACGCCTTGGGGTTGGTGCGCGCTTTCCGTTCCAAGCCACACAGCAGGCTGACCTTGTCGTGTATTTTGTTGATCACGATGGGCGGCTGGCCGCGCGCCTTGAGTGCATCGAGTTCAGGCTTGGTCCACTGGTTGTGGTCGTAATATTCGCGGTCACGCTGGGCGAGTTCAATCTCGTCCATGCGCGCCATCTCTGACTCTTCGAACCAGCGCACCATCTGCTCGTGCTGCTTGTCGACGTCGCCGGAGTAGGCATCGATGGTGACGCCGTCGGCGTGCTTGCCGTAGTCCTCGGGGTGAGGAATGCGGACGTTGGCCTTGGTGATGGAGACGGATGCGCTCATTACCACTGCCCGCTGGCGTCTTGGCCATGGCCGCCGGAGCCGCCGCCGCTGAGGTCGCCTGCACCGCCACCACCGCCGCCACTCGCCGGTGCCCACAACCTCCGCAGTTCGTCGAGTGCCGCCTGGGCGTCCGGGCCGCCCGCCTGATAGGTCTGCGCGAGTCTGTCTTGGATGAGGCGGGGATCGCTATACAAAGGGAAGCCCGCCGCACCCATCACACCTAGAGTTTGGGGATCTGCGGTTCCGTAAACGGATTTGTTTAACCCCATCTGCTGGTCATAGGCGGCCTGATAGGCTGGTGACACCGGATAAGGCGATGGATACGCCGGCCCAGCAGGCGCCGTCGGGACGGGTTGCGGTGCAGCAGTAGGAGCGACGGCCTGCGGCTGGGAGGTCGTAGGGTATTGGTATCCCGGTTCGCCATAAAAGCTTCCTTGTGGCGATGCCGTATTGGTATTGTAAATGCTGTTCACCGCCGAGGCGTCGTTAACCGGCGCTAGCGCGTTCTGCGGCTGCCCTTGCCAGTTGCCGAAGGGGTTGGCAGTGAAGAGTGAGTTCGTCCCGCTCATGGTTCATTCTTTGGGTGGTGTGCGTGCGGCCAGCAGCAGCGCCAGGATGGCAGCGAGCACTTCTGACCACATCTCTTTCGCCTGGGCACCGAAGCCACCGCAGTCGCCTGGCTTGGCCATGCCGACGATCAGCAGATAGAAGCAGGTCCAGCTACCGAATATGATGGCCACGACCTGCGAGGCGATGACGAACGCCAGCAGGTAAAAGCATGCCCGTAGCATGTCGAAAGGCGGGCGCATTCATGCGGTAGCGCTCTCGACGATGTGGTAACGGGAGGCGTCGTTCACCGCCAAACCAGCGCCATCCCGGAAGTGGATCAGCCGCTCATGCACCGGCTGGCCTACCCAGGCGTCCACAACCAGCAACCCCTCGTCGGTCTCTGCGAGCAGGATCGCGACATGCGACGAGCCGTCGGTTGCATTGGCATAGCGGCCATCCTCGTTGAATGTGCCGATGACGGTGCCCGGTGCGCAGGAGGCGCCACGCACCGGGTCGCCACGTCGCAGGGTGGAGGAATGCGTTACCCCCGCGACGACCTGCACGTGCCGCATACAGTGGCCGTTATCGACGACGGTGCCGATGTGCAGCTTCGGATTGTCGGCAATGAACGGCACGGTGGTTACTTCGGCTGCGCCGTTGGCGGCAGCGGCATGCCAGCGTCGAGCGAGGGGTCTACGGCCACGTATTTCCATCCGAGTGACGGGCAGTAGGCCAGCATCCAGAACACCCTGGACTCTGGCGGCTTGGTCGAGGCCGGCGGCGTTGCGATTGGCTGCGAGGGCTGTGGTGGCGTGCCGCCGGTCGGTGGCGGGGTTGGCACCGGCTGCCCTGACGGATGCGGTGGCGCTCCTGGGAGGCCCTGTGAAGGATGCCCTGGGGCGCCTGGTAGGCCCTGCGAGGGATGCCCAGGGCTTCCCGGCAGTCCGTGGCTCGGATGCGGCGGATTGACCGGCGGCCATATCGATCCTGGGGGAACGCTGGTGCCCGGCGGGATTGGAACGATAGGGTTGGCAATCGTTGGCGGCGGGAAAACCCCCGGAGGTGCTGGCGGCAGCGAGTTGTCGATACCAGGTTGGCTTCCCGGCAGGCCTTGGTCCGGCACTCCTGGAGAGCCACCTGGCAGGCTGTTGTCAGGGTGACCACCACTGACGAAGTTGATGTATGCGAGGGGCATGTGTCGTTCACTCCTGTGAATTAACCGGCTTGATCGGCAGCTTTGCCACCAGTTCGTCGATCGTGTGCTGCGGCTGCGGCAGCGCCAGTTCCCTAGGCCCTGGGTTGTAGCTCGACAGCGTCTGCCAGTAGCCGATCTGCGAGTGGTGGATAGTTATT